CTTACTACAATGTTGAAAAACAGCAATTTTTAGTTAAAATGAAAGGAGGATTAATAGAAGAGTTTGCAGGCTCTGAAAATTATATTCCCTTGCAAATTGAAGCTTGGAAATCAATAGGCAATGATTACAACAACCTCCAAAGAGCATTTAAAGAAAAAAGGGATAAAAACCTATAATCATTTTTTAGACCACATGGAAAAAGTAGAGGATTATTACTGGAATGAGCGATATGTAGAGTATACACAATGGAAAGAGGATTTGCTAGAAGACTATAATGAAAAAGGATATATAGATTTAATAACTGGTTTCAGATGTTCGGGGGTGATGGAAAAGAATCAAGCCCTTAATGTGCCTATACAGGGGCCGGCTTTTCATTGTCTGTTATGGAGTTTGATTCAACTAGACAAGATCAGGATTAAAAGGAAATGGGGAGCTAAAATAATTGGTCAGATACATGATTCAATTGTTTGGGATATCCCTGCTGATGAATTTGATGAGGTATTACAAACCAGCCGACAGGTAATGTGTTTTGACATCAGAAAAGAGTTTAAATGGCTTATAGTACCACTGGAAATAGAGGCGGAAGCTACTGATGTGGATAAATCATGGGCTACGAAAAAGAAAGTTAATTTTCGAAATAGAGAGCAATAATTAAAAAAATAAATTAAAATATAGCTTGATTTATGGTGAAGGATTACATTATAATTTAACAATATTAATTGAGGAGGCGGAATGAGCGATGTATCTTCAAGCGGAGGGATAGGATTTTTTGGTTTACTGACTATTCTTTTTATTGGATTAAAACTTACCCATTACATTGATTGGTCATGGTGGCTGGTATTGGCTCCTTTGTGGATTCCTATGGTTATAGGTATAGGTATAGGTATAGGTATAGTGTTGTTTTCTTTACTTATGCTTCTTATAATTAAAAAATCATGAGTTTATATAATAAATACAGGCCAACGGAGCTTGATGAAATTGTAGGGAATGAAGGTATTGTTGAATCCCTAGAATTGCTTGTAGAAAAAGATAGCATAGATCGACCTCATGCTATTTTATTAGCAGGCCCGTCAGGCTGTGGGAAAACATCTATTGCTAGAATCATGGCGAAAAAATTTGGTGTAAATGATTTTGATCTTATTGAAGTTGATTCAGCCGATTTTAGAGGCATTGATACTATCAGGGATATAAGAAATAAAATGCAACTAAAACCATTATCAGGAAAAGCTAGAGCTTGGATATTAGATGAGGCGCACCAAATTTCTCGACCGGATGGGCAGACCGCCTTGCTAAAAGGATTAGAGGACACTCCGAATCATGTTTACTTTTTCTTATGCACAACCCATCCTGAAAAGCTATTGCCTACAATCAGAAATAGATGTACCAGATTTGAAGTAAATAGTTTAAAAGAAAAGGAATTAAAATTTTTAATAAAAAGTGTTTTAGGGGCAGAGCGGAAGTCCGTAACCAAAGGGGTGCTTGATACTATCATTGAAACAAGCAAAGGTTCCGCTCGCTCTGCCCTTGTTTATTTGGAAAAGGTAATAGATATAGAGGATGAGGCAATGGCCTTAGAGGCTTTGTCAGCATCAGAAGAATTTAAAGCGCAGACGATATATTTATGTAGAGCTTTAATCAATAAAGCGAAGTGGGATGAAATAATTAAAATATTAAATGGAATAACAGAGGAGCAGGAAACAGTGCGTATGGCGGTGCTTGGTTATTGCCAAGCGATTTTGCTAAAGAAAAAAGACCCTAATGCGTATTATGTTATGACTTGTTTCGCCGAAAATTATTACAGTCTTAATGTAGGGAAAGTGGGGTTAGTAATGAGTTGTTGGGACGCAAGGGAAAGGACATAGAAATGAGTTGGAAATGTGGTATTCACTTTGTGTCTACTTTGTTCTTTTATATGTCCATAGCGCTGATTATTATGATAGTCATAATTAAGTTTTTAATAATACTGGTAGGGAAATGAAATGCTAGAAGTTAAATGGAACGAATCGGTGCCCATTATGATAGTCATACTATGTGTCTATTTTGGTCTTTTATGTGTTCTTGTTAAGTTTTTACGAATACTGGGAGGAGGATAGAAATGTCATTAACTGAACAAGAAGCTGAAAATAAAAAGTGTCCTTATGTGAACTGCTCCTCAGAAAAGGAACGATGCTCGCCGAGCACCTGTATGTATTGGGAGTGGATAAGCTGTGATTGCAGACGCGCAACACATAGTATCGATCAAATAGATGCACTTATAAGATTCTTTCTACACAGGGAAAAACTAATGTGGTTTAAAGGAGTGCGAAGACTTGAGATAGAAATGCGGATGCGTGGAATTCAAGATTATCATCTTCCTGAGATTAGGAAAGATTATGAAAGTAAGCATAACATAGATTGCTCCCTGATACTTAAAAAAGGGTACTGTCGTAAATTTCTAAAAGAAGCAGAGAGTACCACACAGACAAATTCAGAAGGAAGCGGAGGAGGACTGTGATAAAATGAATTATACAAGAAGAAGTCTTTTAGGCAGAGCGGGAGTGGGAGTATCAGCATTGTTCTTCCCTAGTTATGCGACAGGAAAAATCTTAAATAAAACAGAATCAAAAGTTTCTCCACATATCGAATATCAGGAGGGAATGGACTATCGAGATGAGATCGAATATAAACACTACTACGACAATGACAATTCATGTAGTACTGTGGATCGATGGGACATACAGATATTGAACAAGCAATACGACCCTCTTAAATGGGGGGGCTTTTTTGAATGGAATCAAGCGAGAATAAGAGACCAATATAACCATATACCTTTATTGGTGAAAAATAAACAGCTGACTTTTAAATTTCACAGGAGGCAGGGATCAATTGTTACAGTGTATACAGGAAAAGGTATAATCTCTTCTTCCAAATGGCGCACTGTAAGGAAAGTGTATCGATTTAATTTTACAGGGGCAGGCTTATTATATTTAAATTCTTATGATACAACAGAAAGAAAATAAAAATGGATTTTGAAAAAGACATTAAGATAAACGAGGATACTTTAGACATAGAGTTTATCAGACATCCAGCGAAGTTTTTTGCATATGCGGAGCAACTGGCTTATACAGAGAAGATAGCCAAGCATGCCCACGAGCATGTCAAGGTTATCAAATCTAAATTAACAAAAGAAGCATTATCTAATCCTTCATTAGTCGGCGGGGGTAAAGCCACCGCAGTTGCTATTGAAGCTTACTACAGATTAGATCAGGAATATATTGAGGCGAAGGAAAGGTGGATTAAAGATATTTATGAAAGGGATATGGCTCTTAATGCTGTCCAAGCTATGAACGGAAAGAAGACCTCGCTGGAGAATCTGGTCAGACTTCATGGTCAGCAATACTTTGCAGGGCCATCTGTCCCTAGAGATTTGAAGGAAGAGATAGAAAAAGAAAAACCAAGATTAACAAACTCAGAACGGAAACGACCGAGAAGAGAAAAATAATATTATGATAGCTTGTTATTTTAGTTATTGTGCCACCAGTGTATGTGTATATAATTATCAAGTTGGCTACTCATGTTTATTCCAAGTTACATTATATAATTTTTAAATTAATTAAAAGGGGAACGAGTAATGGGTCTAAATAAATTGATAGATTCAGAGGGGATATTGCACGAGCCGCTTGAGCAAAGGGATAGAGTCTCTTATAGTGAAGGAGCCAAAATAAATGTAGGAAACTACGAAAGTAGAGATGTTCACATGAGTTATACAACTGATATTAAGGAAGGAGAGACAACAGGGGAAGCGATGGAAAGAGCTAAGGAATTTATAGAAGAAGCAATAAACAAAGAAATCGATAACATAAAGGATGGAAATAATGGCTAAAAAAAGAAAGTACAAAAGTAATCGAGAAGAGAATCGCAGAAAAGCAAAAGAGCAAAGAAGGGGAGATTTCTCCACCCTCAAAGTGCCAGAAGGGGTATCATTTCTTAACCTAAAGAAATCAGTGGATGCGAATAATTTCATTGAATTGGATATAATTCCGTTTGCTACAGGGGAATCAACGATTCAAGGATATAAAACTATTTATATCCATCGTAACATTGGGCCTGAACGTAAGATCCACATGTGTCCTAAAACGAAAACAAAGAATGCTCGATGCCCATTATGTGAACAATATGAGATCGATAAAAGTGATTCCTCTTTATCCCCAAAAGAGCAAAAGTTGTTTAAGCCTCAAATAAAAACCCTATTCAATGTTATTGATCTGAATAACAGGAAAGAAGGTATGCAATTATGGGAAGTAGCTTATTTTAATTTTACCAAGCTATTGAATAAAAGGATAGACGCTGATTCAGAAAGCGCCCGTCCAAAAGGATATAATGGCTATGATGACCCTGAGGAAGGCTTTACTTTGCAGGTTACATTCACTAGCAAATCATTTGAAGGTGGCAGTCCTTATCTTGAGGCTTCCATCATTGATTTTGAACGAAGGGAAGATTCTTATCCTGATAGCTTGGTCGATGAGGCTTTGAATTTGAATGATATTTGCGACATCAAATCTTATGACGAGCTTGTAACGATAATGAATGGAGCGGACGAAGAAGAGGTATCAGAAGAGGAAGAGGACGATGTACCTTATCCCGATGAGGGTTCTGATGAAGACGAGGAGGAAGAGTCCCACGCACGTAAAAATAGGTCTAAGAGGAAAGAAGAGGAGGAGGAGGAGGAAGGCAACGACAGTGATTGCCCCGAAGGTGGGAAGTTCGGCATTGATCACGATCAGCTGGATGAGTGCGAAGATTGCGACGTATGGACGGAGTGCTCTAAGGAAAAGAAAGCGCTTAAGAAGGCGCGTAAATGATTTTAAATGCCCCTGTGCGGCGTGGGAGCGTCAGGTTGGGCTGTTAGGTTGAAAGG